TTTCTTTCTAGTAGCTTGAGCCCATGAACTTTTTCTCCACTACGTCGAAAACTAAAACTCGTATAAAAATCCCAAATAATCATCTATACCTCCAAACTTACACTTCAAAGCATCATAACGATGCCAAGACTGCAACTTTCTCAAAGAAGGTACACTCTTAAGAATTTCTATATCAGTCAAATGAATACGTCTTAAATACTTATTTATTTTAACAGATCTCATAGGATCCTCTAAAGCCTTTCGCAAAGCTTCAAGAGGGTCTACAATAACATAATAGTTACATATTTTATCAAAATATCTTCTTACATAACGATATGCTATTTCATTTGTACCCATAGTATCATACATCTGACCAACACAAGATAAAACCAAATCTATAACATCCACATCTTGCTCCTTAAGAAATAAATTAACCATAGTTTCATTAATATCTTTATAAGGCAACACAGGAGCTGAACCCTCAATAAAAGATGCTATAAAACGTCGTTTTAAAAAGACTGGACCTTTATAAATATAAGTTCCTGTCGTAAAATTAGGAACCGACAAAAACTTATGATACTCTGTAGCATCTCGCAACGTCATATGACATTTTTCTGCAAGAAAAATTGTCCACTCCTTAGCATTCATATATGGTAATAAAATCTTTGGAGCACCCCATATATGATCATCTCCATATACAACTATCATTATAATATGTAACAAAAGGAGATTCATAACTAAATCCTTAATATGAGGATGACGTTCAATAACATCCATACAAAAAAGATAAAAAAGCAATGCCATAATCCAGGAGTCACCATGAGATGTATCTTTACCTCCTGAATGCATAACTCCTCTCATAAATTGCCAAAAATTACCTAAATGCAAAACTATTTTATGAGAAATTTTAAACATCATCATCTTCATAAAAGTTTCTATATGCTTTTGTGCTTGTTCATCAAATTTATCCCACGCAAAATATCGTCCACCACAACCAACATATAACATTAACATCCAATCTTGTATATTTTTATCAAGTTGAGAAATATCACCATCAACCCAAAACATACGATCGTCATCGTAACGAAGATATTTTGCTAAAACATACGCTCCACCATGATTAAAAGTCATACCTATTCTTATCACATTACCATTCTCAACAGCACGACGAAAACCCATATACCAATGTGAGAAAATAACAAAATTTAAAGAAGGACAGAAAAATTCTCTCATTTTCTCCTGCAATTTCTCCAATTCCTCCTCTGTAAACCTTGCGGCCTTTCTCCATTCTTGCTTTTGACGAATAACTTCTAAATCAGCAAAATAAAAAGGAAGACCTTGTATGACTGCCATAATATACTTATGAACATAACGAATAGCTGCTTCTAACAAAAATAATTTTTTT